GCCGCGGCCCAAGCCCCGCTATCGCTCCCGCGCACGGCCCCGTAGCTCAGTTGGATAGAGCATCCGCCTTCTAAGCGGATGGTCGCAGGTTCGAATCCTGCCGGGGTCGCCACGTTCTTGCTCATATCCCTTCCTTTTCAAGGGTTTGCGACTGTTCCTTGGCTAACTTTTCGGCGCGGTTAGCCATTACCATGGCCATTGCAGCATCTGCACGGGAGGCGGTATCACTGCTCCCAGCATAATGGCGATATTCCTTCACAGACTTGTGGCCGGTGATCGCCATGCCCTGCTCATCGCTGCATCCAGCTTCCCGGCAACGCCTTGCCGCTGACTTCCGCAAGCCATGCGGAGAGCAATGGGGAAGGCCCGCGCCGATGCACGCGCGCTTCATGAAATTGTAGAAGCCCTTCTGGGTGAACGGCTCGCCACTCTTGGTTTCCAACAGGGTCACTGCGCCAAGCGGCCCAGCCTCCAGAGCGATTGCCAGCGGCTCCACTACGGGCACGTCCACTGCCGTGCTCGTCTTGCTCTGCTTGAGCCGGATACGGCCGCCCTGGATGCTCCCATGGGTCATATAGCGAACGTCGCCGCTGCGCTGGGCACCATAAAGCAAAAGCGCGAAGGCGAGGCGTGGCTTACTGCCCAGCGGATGCTTGGCCTCGAAGGCGTCCAGCTCAAGTTCGCTCCACGGGTGGAAGCCTTCGCTCTCCTTGACTTTGGGAGCCCTGGTGTCTCTCACCGGATCGAACCCCGCTGGAACGATCTTTGCGCGGCGCGCGATAATGAACAGCTGGGCAAGCAGCTTGCGAAGGCGAGATGCAGCATGCGGCTTGTGCCGCATATTGTTCATCAGGCGGGCAATGCGATCGGCGTCAAACCGCTTGATAGGGTCTTCGCCGAATGTGGCCCGGAAGCGCTCCAGAATCCCGCGATAGACAGTCTTTGTGCTTTCGCGCAGGTCGAGAAAGGCATTGTCGCTGTAATAGCGCGCTATCACATCGGAGACGGTGCCTGGCCGAATACGATCGGCGCCGACACGCATCGGCTCGGCCTCCAGGCACGCAGCATACTCCCGTTCAAAATCCTTCGTGCCATGGGGTGCCTTGAAATAATGCGTCTGATAGCCCTTGCGACGAAACCGCCAGCGGCGCTTGCCGTGGCGGTCGAGGAAACTGGAGGCGTAGGGATATTTCTTCTTCACGATGCTGCGAACCTCGACAGGCGATCGTCAAGATCATCGTCATCATACCGACCCGCTTTCGGGAATGGGTCGAGCGCGAACGTGAAGCCTCCGTTCGGGTCCACGTGCCCACGAAAGGCCACGCCCTCTTCACGCGAGACGCGCGCCCATCGGCGCAAGTCCGCTTCGCGAATGATGGCGCGCCGCGTCACCATCAGCCTGCCGCCACCGTATGCAACTCGATGCCATCGCGACGGCCGACTTCCCGCACCTCAACAATGTTGTGCTGGCGCTCATCATAGATGACACGATCCGTCACCAGCAGGCCCGGATACCAGCGGAGGTAGAAGACGACCCGCCTTTCCGACATCATCTGCGCTGCAGCAAGAAATTCACGGCCGCCCGTCTGCCGAACCTCAGCCCAGCATTCGAACAGGTCGTTATATTCCTCGATGTAGCTCAACCCGTCATCCACGTAGGTGACGCGCTGTATCGTGATCCGCCTGTCCATCTTGCCGGGGCGCATGATTACAGCTCCAACTGCCGCAGCGGCGTCAGCATCGGCAATTCACCTTTGCCGGCCTCCACGCTGTTCCGATTATCGAACATGATAGCCACGCGGGTCAGCACGGCCAGTTTAAGGCGCGCTGGGGTCTCGCCAGTTCCGTCCCAGCCATCGGCAAAATCTCGTACCGCATCAGAAGCGCCGGCAATGAGAATTTCGAAAGTCTGATCTTCGTCGTTGCTCAAGACGCGGCAGAACAATTTGGCTTCTGCCAGAGTTACCAAGGGATCAGCCATCGACGGGCACCTCCTCTGCTGGTGCGGGAGCCGGAGTAGGCTGCGGTTCTTCCTTGCGGGGGTTCCAACCCTCGATCTGGCGCACCTCATTGGTGTCCAGCACCTTGTGCTGAAGGGCGACCGCATGGGCTTGCCAGCGCGTTGCCGGATCGCCGCGCAGGAAGCCCGAAAGGTCCAGTTCCAGCTCGAACGGGCCGCCGCTGGGAAAGACGCTCCGCGCAAATTCCGCCTCGATCTTGCGCGCCCAAGGGGCGAGCGTGAACATAGCAAACCAGCGGCCAGCGGTTTCCGAATTGGTAAAGGTGTTGTGGCTGTAGTCCTGGACCAGCGGGGGCGGCACCTGGAACAGCCGGCAAATCTCTTCGACGCCGAATTTCCGCGTCTCCAGCAGCTCCGCGTCCTCCGGACTGATCTGGGATGCCTTCCACTGCATGCCGCCGTCCAGGATCAGCGTCGACCCGGCGTTGGTCGCGCCGCTGTGACGGTCCTTCATCTGCTGGCGCATCATTTCCCGCTGCTCCTTCGTCAGCGCGCCAGGAACCTCAATGACGCCACTGGGTGCGGCACCACGATCGAGGAAGGTGCGAGCGAAGCCATTGCTGGCGGAAACTGCCGCAACCGTGTCAGCCGCGCGGCTCAGGCGCGAACGGCCGATCATGCCATCGTCCGAACGGTCGCGAAGGTGGATCACTTCGCCGCTCAACAGCCGCCAGCTTTTGCCGCGGCCGTCCGACACGTCATAGGCAAGCCTGCCCGATGCCAGTTGCGCGACCGTGACCCAGCCCCAAGGGATGAAGCGCAGTCCGGCCAGGCCACCATTGGCATTGCGCAGGATCTCGGCAAGGCCGTTGCCCGTCAGCAGCGCCGACGCGACCAGATGCTCCACGAAGTCAGGCCAGGTCATTTCAGGCGTGACGCCGATCCGCGTCAGGCGCAGCAGCGGATGACTGCCCGCTTCCACCCTGCCCTCGCCCTCGCGCCGATAGACCAGCGCCGGGATGCAGCCCAGCGAGCTAGCAATGACGGTGGAGCAAGCAAGCACGGTCGAAAGATTCTCGGCCGCGCGGACGGACATGGCCGACGCCGCCCCGACATTCGGCGCGAGCGCCGCCCAGGACGGGTCATCCGCCCGCTTCTCATATCCCAGCAGGGACGCCATGCGATCCATGAAGCTCATGCGCCCAGCTCCGCAATGATGAGCCTGCGCCGGCGCGCCTCGTCGGCCGCAGGGAACGGCCTGGAGCGCAGGGCGAGGCTTGTGTCGGGATAGGCGGGGAAGGACGACACGACGGAGATTTCCCGCAAGGTGACGGTGCGCAGCGAGCGCCGTTCGCCGTGCCAGCTGTCGCCACCCTTCGGCACGACGAATCCAAACGACATGCCGCCCAAGTCGTTGCGCTGCGCCAGCTCCAGCACGTCACGCCCCGGCTGCGTGTCGGGCAGGTCGAGCGAGAAGGCGAGGCCGCGTGTATCCTCGATCAGCCGCAGGGTGCCCGAACGGGTGCGACCCAGCACGCGGGCCGGGTCATGGTCCATCAGGGCGAGAATATCCGCGCCAAGGGACGTGCGAAACGCGCCCCGCTCGATCGTCTCCACGATCGAACCGATACGCGCTTCGCTTCCGAAGGTGGCGGCATAGCCTTCGAGCCGACGCCCGCTCGCGCGAAGCTCGGTGAATGCTCGCCGCTCGATGCTTGCCGCCCCGTCCATTACGCCACCTCGACGCCGGTGGCGGATACGAAGGCAGCGGGATGGCGCACGGCCGCGTCCACGGTCGCCATCGCCCGAATCTTGATGTTGCCCTTGCTGTAGGCGCTCGCCTCATAGGGGTTCACCAGAATGTCGAGTTCGGACCAGATACCGATCAGCAGTTCGGACCAATCGCCGTAGATCAAGCCATGCTCATCGGTGCCGGTGCCCAGGTTGGTCGGCACCTGGTTGCTGAACGTCACCGGCTCGTTGTGGAAGATCGTCGGCAAGCCCAAGGGCAGACCGTCCCCGTCCAGCGTCTTGAGCGCAGTCTTTTTCACGCCGTTGGACGACAGGAAGGACCGGCTCGCAGCGACATTGGCAATGTCCGCCTTGGCGATCATCTCGGCCGTGGTGTTGAACAGGCTGGTCGCATAAGCCTGCGTCTGGATGCCGGCGGTTGACAGGATGCCGTCAGGCTCGTTCGCACCGCCGCCCTTGATCGCCGCGCGGTCGATCGCAAGCGCCAGGTCGCGGGCCAGCATGTTGCGCAGAAGCTGCTCCACCTGGGGCGACGACTGCATCACCATGTTGCGCGACCACTCGGAAATCGCGCCGGCATGCTTGGGCGACAGGGTGACGCTATCGAAGTCGGGATCGCCGCTCGGCAGCGCCGCATTCTCCGCAACCCACCCGATCGCAGGCGCGGCGGCTTCGCGCGGAATGTCGATATTGCCGGTGAGGCCCGTCAGCACGGTCGCCCCCAACGCGCGCACGACGCTGGCGGCGGTCAGGGCAGAGATATACAGATCGGGCCGATGGTCGGTCGGGACGATCGCCGCGCCGTCCCCGGTGGACGTCAGCACGCGCCGCTCAAAAATCTCGGTCGGGATCAGCACGCCCTTGGGCGCGCGGCCCGAACGCTGCTGCAATTCATGCTGGATTTCGCGCTCGAAACCCCAATCGACCGACAGCCCCGCAGCGCCGGCAACAGCGCGGGCAAGGCTGAAATTGGACCGGATTTCCGTGTCAAGCTGGCGATCGCCATGCAGGGGCGTGCCAGCTTCGCGGCGCTCCATGTCATCGACGGCACGCGCGCGCTTGATCTGCCCATCGATGTCGCGGACTTCGGTTTCGGCCTGGTCAAAGGTGTCGCCACCTTCATCCTGCGCCGACTTCATACGAGCGTACGCCGCCGCCCGCTTTTCGAGGAGTTCACTCAGCTTAATCATTCTTGTTTCCTTCAATCTGGCGGGGAGCCGAAGCCCCCCGCGCGGTGAAAACCGACGCTTCGCAACGTGGGCAAATCGTCCCCATGGGGTGCACCCCTTCCGCAATGCCAGACGCGGCGGCGGATGCCTTGGGGAGAGGCGAGAGCAAGATCAGTCGTCCTTCCCGATGAGCTTGGACATTTCTTCGGCAAACTCATGAGATGTGATTAGTCCGTATTCGTAACGGTTCTTGAGAATGCGCGCTTCGTCCGGAAGGGGATCGTCGTTCGGGCCGATAATGGCCCGCTCCTCTTCAGTGTAGTGCGCAATCAATTCGCGCAACTTGCTGATCCTGAAGGTAGTTACCTTGCGAATATCGGTGCCGCTGAACAGTACCTCGTCCCACTTCGACGCTTCAGGCACTTGCGAGGCAGGAAAGGCCGCGCCGCCACCGCTAAAGTAATTTTCGACGTAGGAAATCGAAGGTTCATCAGGGTGCAGCTTTGCGACCAGCGCGACCGAACAGGCAATGTCGCCAGCCTTTTTCGCGTTCAAGCCATCATCGAGCAGCTCGCGGAAAAGTCGAAGGGCAACCATATCTTCAGGCTCGAAGAGGCGCGCACGCCCAGGCACAGTCTTGGGCGCGCAACCAAAAGCCCCGCTGGCAACATGTTCGTTAAAGCGATCACGATCGAGGCCAGCCACCCGGCAGGCTGCAACCGTCGTCAGTTTGGGCTGGACAGTCATAAAGGCTCCTTCTTGGATTTGCCAAGAGGTATCCCCTCCTCTTGAAAACGTCAAGAGGAGAATGAATAGGGAACGTTTGATCAGTGACTCATCGCGGGATGGCCCAGCGTTTTCAGGCGCGCGACGATCTTTTTCGCTTGCTCAAATTGACCGGACAGCTGGCAATCCCGCTCCATCTCGATCAGTTTTTCAACGCGGACGATCTGCTCGTGGTTGATCGGCCCTTGGGTCTGATCGACGCCATAAACGGGCAGGGTCCGATAGTAATCCTGGCCGGCGCCCATCTGGCCCTCATCCTCGACGTTACCGCCGCCCGGATCGGAAATCGGGCACCCTGCACCTCTGGCACCGTCAGTATATTGCACCAAATCGAACGCGGTGTTCAGGCCGTCTTCGTCAATTTGACCAGCGGGATCGTCATCTTCCATGTCGGTGTCACCATCCAGCAAATCGAGCGCGTCGATAGCTGCCTGGATCACACGTTCGACTGCATCTCGGGGAGCAACAGGCACACCCATGAGAAAAGCGAGGACAGGCGGTAAGGGGATAGCGCGCGCCAGCGCGCCCGTGATAGGGGCGTGAATAGCCATGATCGTTCCTCCAGAACGGTTGATGGTCAGGATCGGGGTGGAAGTTGACGCTTCCCCTCGATCCGCATTACTGTTAACCCTAATCCCATGAGCGACGCAATAGGGGTTAACACAAAAAAGCGGGGTCGCCCGGTTACTACCGGCAAAGGCACCCTCGTCGGTGTGCGCCTCCAGACAGAACAGCTTGCCGCGCTGGATGCGTGGATCAGCCAGCAATCGCCGGAGCCTTCCCGACCGGAGGCCATTCGCTCCATCCTTGCGGAGAAATTTGATGTTTGAAATTGGCGAGCGTTATGAAATCGTGACGATCGAGGAAGGTGAAGAGGGACATTCCGTCTATACCGTGAAGGATGTGGATTTGCCGCTTCTCAAGGTTGTCGATGGCGTCGGGCATGAATACATTTTCAATACACATAGCCCTAGCTTTGTGAGCGCCAACCGCTCCGATCCCAACTATGTTCGCAAGCCGTCGATCTATGAAACGCCTCCGCCGCCGCCCCGCGCGATTGGTGAGGATGGCTGGCCCAAGGACAGCTAGACCCAAGCCAGTCCGCCACCGCGATAGACTTCCGGCCCTTCGTCCTTCGCCGCCAGGCCGCAGGCCATGATGAGCGCCGACATACCGTCGATCCTGTCGATCGAGCGCGCCTTGTTCGGCTTGCGGTTGCCCGCAGGATCGGTGTCGAAGATGAGGTTGCCGGCGTTCCAGCGCAGGACTGGGTGCATGCCGTGACGCAGCTCGCCTGCCAGCAACGCGACCTCGAAAGCATTGACCGCCGGCCCCATGGACAGAAACCCCTGCCCCCATTCGACCATGGGCAGGTTTACCCCCTCGCGATCGAGGATATTCTTCAAGTCCTGGAAGCCATAGCGGTCGAACGCGATGCCCTTCACGTCGAACATGCTGGCGACCTGGGCCATTCGCTGGGCAATAAACCCCTTGTCGATCGCGCTGCCCGGCGTCGGCTCGATATGCCCCTGCTGCGCCCAGGTGCGATAGGGCACCCGGTCCAGTTCCTCTTTAGCCGTCAGACCCGCCTTGGGGCACCAGAACCACGGCAGCACCGCGCCGCCGTCGTCGGGGAAATAAAGGACCAGCGACGACAGGTCGCGCACGCTGGACAGGTCCAGGCCGCCATAGCAGGGTCGGCCGCGAAGGGCGTCGGGATCAACGACGCCCCCGCATGCCTGCCACTCAGCCGGATTGATCGCCTTCGGCTCCGCGTCCACCCGCATGTTGCAATGGAGGTTGAGGAAGGCCGGCTCGAATGTCGGCATACGCTTCGCCCGCGCGGCCTCGTCCGCGATCTGCTCATGCGAGACGAAGACGCCCATCGCCGGATTGGCGAGCCGCCAGTTATCCGGGTCATAGGGGTCCGCGTCCTCGGGCACGGCATAGACGACACCGTGGAAGCTCGGATCGTCTACCTCGCCACCGGCAATGCGCTCGGCATAGTCCACAAGCTCCGACATGAGGTTTTCCGGGTGCGGGCTTTGCGTGCCGATCACCAGCATCAGCGGCTCTTTGCGCTTGCCCATGGAGGTGCGCAGCACGTCGAACAGCTCGCGCTTCTTCCACTGCGCCAGCTCGTCGCAGACGACGAAGGACGATGCGAGGCCATGGACCGATGCCCCGTCGCTGGCAAGCGCCCGAAACTTCGATCCAGTTTCCATGTCCTCGATCTGCTTGTGGAACCGCTGGACGTTTACGCGGGCGGCGATCCATGGGGTTTGCAGGATGATCGCTTCCATCTCAGCGAAGATCAGCGCCGACTGGTCGCGCGTGGCGGCGGCGCTGTAGCACTCGCCGCGCGGCTCAGCCTCCGGGCCGACCAGGTGTGCCAGGCACAGCATCGCCGCCAGGACGGTCTTTCCCTGCCCGCGCGCCACGCTCAGTAGGCCAGTGCGGACGCGCCGCCGATCGTCGGCATCGGTGCCGTAGATCGCCTTGATCCATTCGATCTGGAAGGGCAGAAGTTGCACCGGGTCGCCAGCGCCGAAGCCCTTGGTGATCGGCAGCGACTCGACAAAGGCGATCACCCGTTCGGCACGGCTGTATCCATCGTCCTCCCACGGATGCGGCGCAGGCTTGGGCGGCTCCCACTCCGTGAACAGCGCATAGCTGCCGGAAGTGTCCGCCGGCGCTGCCGCTGCCGCCGCCCTCATTCGCGAAGCGCCTGGTCCGCGACGTCCCATTAGCCGCGCCCCTCGCCTAACCGTTTGGAAACTAACTCTAAAGAGAGGACACGCGTCGGTCCTACCCGGTCAGCCCTGAGAGATTTTCCGTGCCAAGGGTGAGCAGGATCGAGAGGCGAGCCGTCAGGATTGCACCCGCGCCGGGGCTTGGTGGATCGCACCGCACCGGCCTCAACGCCGCGTGCCGTCTTGGCACCGTGGCAGCTTGGGCAGAGGCTGGCCAGCCCATCATGCGACGGGAACGGATCGCCGCCCGCATTGATCGGCACGCGATGATCGACAGTGTTGGCCGCAGCCATGCGCCCCATGGCCTCGCACCCCTCGCACATGGGGTAGAGCGACAGGTGAGCCTCGCGCAGACGCTTCCACGTTCCGGTGTTGTAGGGCCAATCAGCCATGGCGTTGCTCCATCGCGTTCGCAAGTTGATGCAGGGCGCGCCTCAGTTCATCGCGCCGCTCGAAATACCGTTCGGGGTTGCCCCAGTCGGGATGCAACCTGCCCACCTCCTTCGCCAGAGCGCGCACCCTCGCTGGGGTGTTGCCGCACCTCATTGGTTGCCCTCCCCATCCTGCTCGTCCCAGATGATGTCATCCGCTTCGGGATTGGGGGGCTGGGGAAGCCCCCCTATAGGGGGGCTCCCCTGCCCACCCGAAGCCCCATAGCTGCCCCGCAGGTGGCCCGCACGATTTGAGCCAGCATTTCCGGGGGTTTTGGCTGTATCAGCATCACCCTCAAAAAGCTGCCCCGCAAGGTGGCCCGCAAAAGGTGGCCCGCACTCGTTTTCCGCAGATTTCCGGGGCTTTTGAGAGGTGGCCCGCACATGCTGCTCTGAGGATGCAGAGGTGCCCCGCAGGTGGCCCGCAACAGGCATAATGCACCGGGTAGCATGACGGTCGGTAGGGTTCCTCACGTCCACCTCCTCGATGTGTCCCAGGGCAAACAGCCGCTCCATGGCCCGCTCGAATTGCTCGGCCTTAATCCCCTTCGCTTGCGGCATCGTCGCAAACTGGCGGGGAGCGTAATTCCGAGCCATATTGCGGCCGCTGACGGCCCTGCCCTGCTTAATGCGCTCTTCCAGCAAATTCATAAACTTGGCGTTCTCAGCCGCAGCTTGCGCGTTGCTGGCCATCTGATCTTGCCAGCTCTCGGACGGGGCATCAGCCTCGACAAAGGCCCAATCCTTCCACCGGAATTTGAGCGCATCGCCTACCTTGGCGTAGTTGGACTTCGACCGCTCCAGAATCCTCGCGTCATCGTCATACGCGCCTTCGTCGCCATCAGGCCGTTTCAGATACAGCCGCGAGCGGACCTGGTTTTCCCATGCCGTGGAGCCGCTGAATTGCGCACCGCTCTTCGCCGGGTGCCCAAGGAACAGGACCGTGCCGCAGATCGAGCGGGCCAGCATTTCGAGGGCGTTACAGAAGATCGCAACATGGTTGCGAATGTTCTCGTTGCCCTCGAACAGGTGGGCGATGTTGTCGAGCACCACGAAGAAAATCGCGTTGCCTTGGGCGTGGGCAGCAATGTTCCGGTAAAACCGGGAAGGCTGCACGCTTCCGTCATTCCCAAAGTTCAGCAGCGAGTTATCCAGCTCGCCGCAACGGGAGAGAAAGAACAGCTTTCCATCCAGGTCAGACATGCTGACGCCCAAGGCAGCGCAAATGCCCTCTTGGCGCCGGTGTAGCTCAGAAAGATCATCTTCGCAGGTGATGTAGAGCGATGGCTGTTGCCGTGTCGCACGCCCCATGAAGGGCAACCCTAGCGCCACACATGTGGCCAGCTGTTGAGCCAGCAGTGACTTTCCCGACCCGCCGTCGCCGGTGAGCAAGGTGGCCCGCATGACCGGGATCCATTCGTCCAGAAGCCAGAGGCGACCGTTGGCTGGCTTCCCGTCCCAATCGCCAGTCGAGATGATCGGCAGGGGGTCAACTTCCGGGTGCAGCATGGTCACGTTGGAGCCGCTCCAGCGCTCCCCGCTATCCATTTTTCAGCTCCGAAAGGTTAGCCTGCGCCTTCTCGCAAACCGCAGAAATGCGTTGCAGGACGCGGGCCGTTAGCCACCCTATCTCTTTGACTTCCCGGCACCTTTCGGACCCTGCCGGGGTCGCCATTTTTCTTTTCGGTTGTCAGTAAGACTGCTCCTTTACTTCATTTTCGTGATCCTCTGAGCTGCAAGAATGGCCAATTTCGGCCATTCCGGTTCTTAGAGGGTGTAGCGAAGTAGGGGTTTTCGCCGTCAGCGAGGAATTAGGAACGTCCATTCAGGATGGCAAATCGAGGCGATCGAGTATCCGCTTGAGCAATGCCCAAGGTCCATCCCGGCGCGGATGCGATGATATTCCCACCCAGGTATCCATCCCTAGCACTCCTATCCGGGAATTCTCCCGCTGGACGATGCGGGCGGTATAGTCGCTGACGTCCGCCAGCCTACTCTCGTTCTCGATCTTCATCTGAGCGATATCGAAAGCCGCTGCCTCATCGCCACCCGGCCAGATTGTGATCGTGACGACCATCATGGCCTGCGCGCCTCTCTACGGCGCGAACCTAGACTCGAGCTGCAGGTCCAGCCCTTCAGCCAACGCACTTTGAGGATTGCTGGCTACCATCGCCAAGATCGCCCCCATCGCGTCCGACACCATAGAGACCGCCAGCGGGTTGCTCGCGTCGTACCCTCTGCGGACCTCAGCCTGGTCCGCCAACTGTCTTCCATAACGAAGTCTGAGCAATCCTCTCGCCTCAGCGAGATCGCAGGCCATCATCGCATGGTAGACATGATGGATTTGGCTCACCTGCACATCGACGATCGTCGCGGTGTAAAGCGTCCGACCATGTTCGACACTGTCCCGGTCCCTGCCGATATTCCAGAGCCCCCCGGCCACCGTCTCTCCGGTCATGCCCGCGTCACGACGGAGGATTTGATCGACCAGATCACTTGGCATGCCCAGTTCCAGATCGAGCGAGTGGAACATGATGCACCTCATCAACCCCGGCGCGGTCAAACACGCTTCCAGCGGTCGCGCCCCGTCAAACGGAGGCTGCGGGCTATACAGCCAGGCCAATGGATCGGACGGCAAGCTGTCACGCTCAAACCGAGCGCCGGTTTCAACGGCCGCGATCACGA